TATCAGCAGCAGTAACGCTAATTGTGGTGGGCACACCTCCACTTGTTACAATAAGGGCATGGCTAAAAAGCTGGTGTGTACCACTGGTAGGTGGAGGGCTGTCTCCCTGAAAACCTCCAACTCCAAGTTCTGCAATATTTCCAACAATAGCACCTGGAGCTCCCTGAAAGGTAAAGATAGAAGACCAGTATGCTGGAGGACCTGCTACATAGGCTGAGCTGGTAGGATAGAAATTACTATGAACAAAATTAACATTATTAATGTACCCAAGATAGGCAGTTAACTGTGTGTCAGTAAAAGCTGGCGTTGTACTACCCGTACCCAGATAACAAAATTGGCAAACACTAGTTGGAGCATATAAAGCTGGTGTAGTGTAATACATATTCCCTAACCAATCCATTCCCTGGTTGGTAATAAGATTAGGGAAATACCCAGTATCTTGTTTACACTTCCCATCCTCCCCTATTACTTGGATCCTAAAAAACCCTTGCACCTTATTTGTAGCACTAAAAAATAAACTATTCATACCAAACTCATTGATTGCCAAGACAAGGAATGCTGCATATTCTCTGTTGGATTTGCATAGGTGAGTAATGTACCATAAAGAGACATTGACAACCATGCAATCTGATGCTTAAAATTCTCAGAGGGAGCATTGTAGGTAACCAAACTACCGTATAAAGAAGCACTAACCCATAGAAGGGAATGCTGTAAGTCCTCTGGAGGATTGTTATAGGTAACCGTACCCCCAGTAAGTGCCATGCTGAGCCAAGCTAATGAATGTTGGAACTGATCACCAGTTGCATGGTATAGAACATTATTAAGGCTTATAGAATTTACTTGGAGAGTATGGCTGAAAGCCTCAGAACTTTGTAATGGGTAAAGTGCTGACGTTTCATATATAACCGTATACGAGGGTATCGCAGTTCCATCCTGAAGCAATATAGCTAAGCTGGTACTCCTGCTAGAAGTTGTACCGAGGGTGCCTGCAACCTCAAATACAATTTCATAGATCGTACCAGCTATGCCTAACCTAATATCCTGGCTTACAACTGTACCAGTTATTTTTACAGCCTGGTATAAAAGAGAGGACGGGTCAGGATCACTACCAGAAAAGACTGTTATAATTATGGTTGCAGCTTGTACAGTTTCACCTAGTTTAAGAGAATCTAGGAAGTCAAAAGTAATAGGTATTGTTTCATTTACATACTTACTTCTGGTAACAGTATTTTCCATTAGTAAGCATTACTGGAGTCAATAACACTAAGCTGGCCAATTTTAACGTAGTTATGACTATTGGAGGTAGTTACAATGAAGGCCAGAGTGTAGGTAGTACCCACAACACCAGCCGAGATAGTCTGGGTTACTGTGTTGCTGGTGATAACCGCTGCCCCAGTAACAATATTTTGAGGGGAGGGATCAGCACCAGAAAAAAGGGAAGCCATTACACTAGCACCTGTTATACTTTCTCCAAACTGCAAGAGGTCAGAGAAGTTAACAGGGAGTGGAAGTACTTCCCTATAATCTTTAAGAGGAAGGATAATGGTAAGCACAAACTACTTCTTTTTCTTTCCCACGGTACCTTGTGGTACCTGCTCACCCATTGCCATTCTTTTATGTTGCCGAACCAGTTCACCACCCTGGTTATAAGACTTCCCAGCTGGTACTTTTTTATGGTGTGCCATTTTGGATCTCCACAGTTATTGGTTCACGTTTTGCAGGAGTCTTAAGGGCCAAGAGTCGCTCAGCCAGCTTAGCCAATCTGGAATTCGTGTCAATAACCTCAGCTGATGGGGAGATGCTACTACCAATCCTCTTAGTAGCTTCCATCTGCAACCTGACAGCGTTCAATTTATCCCTGTGGGTACCATTTGCCATAACTTCTTGAATAGTATCCACGCTCTGGACAAACATAGCATCCAGTTGCAACCCAGCCGCTTGACACATGTCCCGAATGTAATTTTGAATGATGGCCTGTTTTGACAGCATTGTGATATATTCAGGGGTGCATCCAATGACCTCTGCGATAGCGCCCCTCTTAATTCCTTGTGCCAACATACTACAAATTTGCTTATGCTTAGGCTTAAGTTCGGAGAGTTGCCAGCCCACCGCTTCCTCTACCCGGTCAGCATCAGAGGGTTGGGAAGTTTGGTGTGCGGGAGGGAGTTGGTGGACTGGCAACATTAAATTTTACCCCTGTAAGGACGCATCCCTGGAAGCTTAGCCTGCATAGGCTTGGTTTCTGAAAACCTAGGTAGACGCCTCATAGTGGGGATTTTAGGTGCACGGTGTGTTTTCAAGAACAGGCTGTTCATCTTTGCCTCGTGCATCTTTGGCACAGCTATCTTGGAAATCTGGAAACCTTTCGCTACATTTCGCACTTTGATGCTCCTCAGGTTCCTTTGTAAACACAACCTGTGCCCGCAACAGATTATTCCTCTGTGCGGGTGTCAGAAGGTCAAGGAATGCTGCGCTGCGGAAAACTGCCATGTGGTCTGCCGCCTCCAAACCGCGAGTATAGCATGTGTGTTAGTCTTGTCAATGACTACAACATGGAAGCAAGAACAAACCCCGATAGTGTAATACTCACCTAAAGGTTTAAAATTGTGGGAAATTGGGAAAATGCCTTTGTGCGTGCGAAGTGCTCGTGGTTTTGCCTCCAGTGTGGATGATTATCATTTATCCTTTTATTCGCATTTCTATTTAGTTTCGTACCAGCATTTGTGTTTGTGTTCGTGTTTCGTGTTAGGTTTGACTTGTTGAGGATAGTTATCATTCGTACCCTTGTTTGCAATTGTATTTAGATGGTGGGCATTCTGTAACATTTGTTCACAATTGTATTCTATCTTTGCAGACAGCCTAGTTGTCTTAGCATTGTGGGTGCGAAACGCACTTACGCTGTAAACTCTCTTTTCTAACACAAAGGTGATTTATGAACGCTAACGATGTTGTGGTGCACGCTTGTTCGGTGAAGTTTGATGACGTCCAATACAATGTTCAACTGAACATTGATTATTCGTCATGCAGTCGCGCAGACCTCCAGGCAATGTGCAATCGACATATTGCGATTGGGTTCGGTAACAAAGCTCGCAATGCAAAGACTGCGCCCAGTGCAATAGTTGACGTGAACGCGAGGGAATTTGTGCCGCGTACCACGTTGACCCCAGCCGATTATTCGATTGAACAGTTGGAGGCGATCCTCGCTGCCAAGCGTGCTGCCCAGTCTGTGTAACCCTAAAATTAACCCACCGAAAGGTGGGTTTTTTTTGTTCCCAGTTTTTGGAGCGGGTAAAGCTACCGTGCCTGGTACCAGTAGGAGTTAGGAGTTAGGAGTTAGGAGTTAGGTATAAATAATAAGGGTTAGCCAGTAGTTATAACTCGGGGGTGTAACAATTTGTTACAGTACCATTACATACCTTGGAATTTTTACGTTTAATCTTATGTGTGTTATGCGTTGTTATGTTGTGTTCTGTATTGTTCTGTTGTGTTAGAAATGACATATGCTCTTTGTAAAAAAAAAAATTTTTAAAGAGGGGGATACAAGCGTAATCTAACACAACAGAACACAAGTGAACACATGTGAACACAGCAGAACAGCAACAAACTTCCAGCGCAGATAAGTTGTCTAAGTGGTGAAGTAGCAGTTTACATGCACAGCGAGCGCAGCGATTAACCCTAACCGGACTATAAACACAGTAGGAAATACTAACGATTAGGGTTAGGTTACCACACAAACAGCATAGAGGATAACACAGTGAAAATCCTGCGAAAAGATGGTGAAGATGTTGGGTTCAGCTCACACTTTGGAAGGTTTACGATCCGTAGAGAGATGCTGGAAAGTCTGATAAGGTACACAGACCAGCACATTCCAACGGGTAGCTTCCTCCAAGCAGTTATTTCAAATAACCTGACAGAGGCAGTATGTCAAGCGGATGATGAAAATATGGAGAACCTGCCAGCGTTCATTACCTACCTGTACAACTATGCACCAGCTGGATGCTGGGGTTCAACGGAGAATTATAAGAAATGGATATCGCAACAGCACAAAGTGGAAACTCCACACAACCGGCATACAGACCAGGAGTAACTGTCATGTACCAAACTCAAACCATGCGGTCAGCGTACACAAAAGAGGAGATGTGCAAAAAGGAGATTGTACACATTGCAGACAGGTTGATAGCCATCCGACAGGAAAAGGACTTTGATACCATCACACAAGGGTTCTGTGACACCTTGGCGGTGCTGGCGCTTGTGCAGAGCCGGTTTGTTTTGAAGTACCGGAGGCAAAGGGAGTTGAATTTCCAAGAGGCTGCCCTCGAACACTATGTCCAGCAGAGGGAGGCAGGGGAAATTTTCAACAACTGGGTGGACGATATTTAACCGTTGTAACAAATTGTTACACAACCACAAATTCAAAACAAAAGGTAAAAATCATGTGCCTGATGATAGAACAGAAAGGTAAGCCGAAAGCGCGTATCGCAGGAAAGCGGGGTAAGATCGTGTATAAGATATTGAAGGATTCGGAAGGAATATACTTCTCACCTTACCAAAATTGCCGGTATTTCCCAAATGAAATTAAAAAGGTGCATGAAATAGGGGAGGTATCTAAGTTAGATGTCAAAAATATTTGGTATATCCTCCATGGACTCCATGCATATACGAAAAAGAAGGAAGCTGACAAATTCTGCACTTTTGGTAGAGTTATTGTAAAAATGCTGATACCTCCTGGTAGTAAATACTACCTGGGAATGGATAACGAAATTGTAACCACCAAGCTTAAGTGGTTAGAGGTTGTGTGTACATACGGAGACTAAACAATGCCCAGCAGAAAATTCCCAGGCAAGGTAGTTTATCTCCGGGTAAACCCAACAGAGAGTTTGCAGGTTTTAGACTTCCTAAAACATGCAGGAATTGAAGTTAGCGGTCGAACCTTCAGCAATTGTGTATCTCTTGTTTGGCACGCCCTCGTTCAGGATGCAAACATTCGTGGTGTCTTTCGGGAGGTGGATGGTTTCACCTTCAACGAAAGAATGGCACAGTTCCTCAGCCCAGAAGAACTGGCAGTTAGAGGGATGAAAGAAACAAAACCAGCCCCAGTTGAGGATCCAATAGAGGTTGCTGAGGCACAGGAAGCCTTACAGAAACTCCTGGATAGAGAATCAGTACTTGGCCATCTCTCCAGCGATGAACAATTGGAAAAGGACAGGCTGACCAAAATAGTCATAGGTTAGCAGTCGCTAACTTCCAAGCATAAAAAGTTGTCTAAGTATGTAACAAAGAAAAGGTGCAAACATGAAAACCAGATTCAACCTCCTAATCCATGTTGAAAAGAGCAGTGGGTACAGACTTGCCAGGGTAAACATTGACGTTTCCCAGCTTACCCAGCAGGACAAAGATTTAATCATGGAACACTATCTGATGCACAAGGTCGAGGGGGTGTTGTCCAAACCTGAAACACCCTGGTCAGAAGGCGACTTTATGACCATAGATGCAAAAGGTCTAGTGCCTGAGGATGTGAGTGAAATCCAGCGCAGCAATGCTCCAGATATTACCCTTGAAGGGTTAAAGGGTGAGTTGGATAAAAAATCTGCCTCCAAGGCATTTCTGTCCACACTCTCCCCTGCAATGAGGAGTGGCGTTGAGAAACTCCTGAAACAGTATAGTGTGGAGGAGATTAAGGAAGCCTTGAAGGGTAAGTAGTTAAGCAACCATTGTAACAATTTGTTACACTCCCACGATCACAAAGGAAACCGAATGAAAAAGTCCAAGAAGTTCCAAAAGAACCTCGATAACCGCATCAAGGGTTATTTCGCGGCAGTTGCTATCCTGGAGAAGGAACACAAGGATCCCAACAGCTACCACAAACCTGGCTCTCGTAACGGCAGCAAGTAGCCATGAACAAACAGGATGCACAGAAGGCAGCCCTGGCTAGGATTGAACAAAATCCTAGCGAGGCTAACTTTGCCACAGTGATTGAGGAGTTTATGGAGAGGGGCATCCCGGAGGAAGATATTCTTCCAAAAGAGAATGTCCTAACCTTCCAGGCATGGCTAGCAAAGGGTAGGTGTGTTAAGAAGGGTGAACATGGTGTACACTTTACCGTGTTCATTCCTGTCAGGGATCCAGACGAAAAAGGGAAACAAAAAACCTACCCAAAAAGTACCACCGTCTTTCACATAACACAGACAGAGGAATTAAAGAAATGAACCAAGTAGAAGACCAGGAAGAGAATCCCATCGAGGTAATGAGCCTACTGAAAGAGTGGGAACGGGACATAAAGGAGTTGGAAAAAGAGGCCAAAAAAATCGAAAAATGGGACCGAATTGAAAAACTTGTATCTGGTTTTGCAATAGGTGTCATCCTCACCATTGTTTGCATAGTGGTAACCTTGTGGATAAAGGGTGTGATCCTGCTATGACAAAGCAAAGGGTCCACCACACACAAAAGGAACACCAAACGTTCCTGATTGCAGCTTGGTTACTTCATACTGGTAAGGGGCTACGCTGGACAAAGGCCCTAATGGCCATAAATGAGTTAGCTGAGCCTGGGTTAAAGTTGGGAAAAGGAACAATCTACACAAATTCAAAGAAATGGCTCAAAGAGGCTGAAAGTTTGCCACTGCCTGTAGATACCCTAGAGAATCCTTCAGAAAGTACCTCAGAACCCTTGACTGCCCCCGCAGAAATATCCCTGGAAGATAAGCTAAGCGATCTGGCTGACCACATTGTTGACCAACTTTTCCCAAAGATAGTTGAAAAGCTCCTAGCTAAGCTAGAGTCACAACAGTGGGCAGTACCAACCCAGCAGAATTTTCCAAAAGTTACAAATGTAAAGAAATCGCTGCCACGAATTCTAATTGTTGGGCTACTCCCAGTGCAGCAACAGGAGGTGAGTAAAGCCTACAAAAACATTTTCAACCTTCACTACCAAGAAAGCGATGAAAACATACAAAGACTGGAAGCCAGGGTAAACTGGTCCGACATAGTTATCCTCAACTGCACCAAAATCTCACATAAACACCAAGACGTGGTAAAGAAATATGCAGGTTCAAAACAGGTGAAATTGGTTTTCGGTGGGGTAAGCAGCATTAAAGGGGAACTTGAAGGAATTAAAACAAAATGCCTAACAATGTAAAACTCAGCCTCCGAGACCTGGTCGTGGAGGAAATGTGTGAGGACAGGGATTATGTTGCAGTTTGGCTTGCCTACCGCTGCCAGCATGATCCGACTATGCCTTACATATTGGCCAACCTAGTCACAGAAACAGATAGTGCTAGGAAGGACAACCTAATCGAGCAGCTCCGCTGGAACATTCGGGAGCATGCCCTTGGGGACAAGGATCAAATCGAATACCGGCTGAGCTTACCTAGAGGAGATATTGATAATGGAGACTGAACGGGAGAAATACCTAGCCACAGCTAAGAAGGAACTGGAGAATAAAAAGGAAAAAGATTTTATAAAGAACCTACGGAGAACTTCAAGTTCTAAGGAGACTAAATGGCAACTTTTCCAAAAAGCTCGCCGGCTCCGACAAACTTTCTACGTTGGCGATGAAGTTTGGTATAGAGGAAATACCAGCCTGGGCTACTCTCTTATAGGCAAAGTAATAGAAGTTGTTAAGGCTGGCCAATATCCAAGCATAAATTCTGGAGTGAGGATACGGGGATTCTATAAGGAATGGGTAACTTATGTAATCCTCCTCCGTGGCTACGATAGCAATGGTAATCGTGCAGTCCGCTGGTGTTCTGAAATGAGGTTAATCATAAAGAGGAAAGCCAACACAAGGTAAACTCAAGCAGAATTGGAGCTAACTTCCACCGCTATCATGTTGTCTAAGTGTATGCGGTGATTGACAACCGCTGCAAAAACAGTCAGCCCAAAAGGGCATCACTTAAAGGAAACAAAGATAATGAGCATTCTCAAGGTTAAGACCAAGAAAGATGGCCAGCCGGTTGCCGTCGAGGTTATGTTTTCCACCCCTGGCTCCCTGCAAGAATTCGTGGACAAGTATGGTGAGGAGCAGGCACTGAACTTTGCCAACCGTGCACTGGTGATCGACGTGCAGAACCGTGTCCGCCTCCACATCGACAGCACGAAGGAGGAAATCCAGGCAATGGTTGACTCCTACGAACCGGGTGTTCGTGGTCCGCGCGTCCAGCGTACTCCGTTGGAGCGTGCCCAGGCTGCGATGGCTTCCATGTCCGTGGAGGATATCGAGAAGTTGCTCCAGGCTGCCCGTGCAAAGGCACAGGCTGCAATCGCGGCGGAGTAATGGTTAGGTGTGGAGGATGGCTACTGTATCTCACGGAGCCGGCAATCTCCTAATTGATACGGTGGATTGCACACCTTCCACACCACCCACTGGTGCTGCCCTAGCATACGGCAAACTTTAAAACCACCTTGACGTACCTACTTCCACTTCCCCCGGCGTAGCGTAACTGAAAGGAAAGCAGCTAACGTATGCCTCTCTCAGATAGGAGTATTGTATGGGCATTGAAAAATCATTGCTGGCAAACAAAAATGACCGAGATTGAAAGTAAGCTGGCCAAGATAATGCACGAGGTTGATGCGTTGCTAGATTCAGAGTGGTGCAAAGTCCTCAAGCCAGTGCTGCACAAGCGGTTGTCGTTGATGTTCAACGAAGCCCTCGCCGCCCACGACTCCGCCCGCGTACAACCGGCGAGCGTGGTGGATGGGTGGGTGATGGTGCCGCGCGACCCGACTGACGCTATGTGCAACATCAACCCAAACATGGTGCATCCGCGGATCATGGCTGCAATCTATAAAGTCATGTTGACCGCCGCACCGCAGGCGCCAGCGAAGGAGAACGAGTGATGGGTACTGAAATGCAAGGGAAACGGGTTCAACTGGTCCCACAGGAAGGCGGCTTTCAACGACTGTCTGCTGGCGAGTACGGGCAATGGACAGATGGGACGTGGTACGCCTCTACCCCGAACGACCATGGCGCCAATTTGAGTCATCATGATGTGGTTGAACACGAAGACGGCACCATCAGTGTACAACCTTCAATCCTTGTGAGTGTCCACGACGTACCGTTGTGGCATGGATACCTGACTCGCGGTGTATGGAAGGAGTGCTGACCAATGACCACTGAACGCGAGGCGATGACGCGGGAGAATGCGGAGCTGCGCGAACAGGTTGGCACCTTGCGATGTGCCATTGATTCCTGCGACGAGGATATAGCGTTCCGTGATGAAGAACTTGCTGCACTTCGGTTGGAGCTATCTTCCATCCGAGAAAAGTTGTCTAAGTAGTATATACAACCCACTATAACAATTTGTTACACTACCATGAAAACTCTTCCAAACAGACCGATCAAAAGTGAACCTAACCCAACCGAGACCCGACTACGCTACCTGGCACAATCTAAAAACTTTCACAAAAGCCGAGAAGTTCCTTCTTTAGAGGAAGCTCGGCTAATTTTATTTCCAACACAGAAAGAGGCACGGTCATGCAAAACATTTATGTCACCTCAGATGGAATTCGAGAAGATGGAACAAGCGGGTGGAAAATTCTTGCAGGTAAAGAGGTGGTTGCAGAATTTCGTACAAAGAATTATGAGGTAATGCGACAGTTTTCCAATCACTTCAACTTTTACTACCCAACCACCGTGAAAGGCACCCAAGTGTATTTGGACTTTCCAGAAGTAGAGTTGGAAATTGCCAGTCCTAACAATAGGACTAACAATCCCCAGGATCCAAGCAATAGCTATCATTCCGTAGCTGCTAATCCTTCCGACATTGCTAATGCCCTCCATAGGTTGGCTCAAAACCACCAGGCTGAATTCAAGAGCCTGTGTGAAGATTTTTACCTTGAAGCCATGGAAGAATGCTAATGGAAGAGTTTACAAAAACCTCCCGTTACTTCGACAACTCCTCTCTTGCAACCTACAAAGAATGTCCAAGAAAGTATTATCTCAGGCATGTTAGGGGTTGGACAACCGCCTCTGACCGTGAAGCGCCAGCCCTCGTGTTCGGAAAGAGCTGGCACAGTGGGATGGATGCAATTTGGGGTAACCAATACCTTCCACACCCCGAAATGCTAGACCTCGCAATGGGGAATTTCCTCCTGGAGTGGACTAATAGTGGCTATACTGCTGCTATGGACCTACCGGAACAGGAACAACTCAACCCTCGCATTCCAGGAGTTGCCCATGAAATGTACTATAATTATGTCCTACAAAGGGAACACCCTCTACGGGACGGGAAAACTCTGGCTGTTGAGAAACCTTTTGCATTCCCCTTCCCCAATCTTGACGATACCTGGTATGTGGGGCGTTTCGATAAGGTTATGGAGTGGAACGGTATCCATATTCTTGAGCATAAAACGACCACTGCTTATGCTATTAAAGGTACCTTCCAACCAAATTACATTGAATCCTGGCAATCAAGCAGCCAATGTAAAGGATACCAATTTGGTGGTACATTGTATTATCCCGACCTCCAAGATGTTTGGGTTGATGCAGCCCTCGTACATAAAAAGGTACACGATGGGTTTAAATTCATTCCCGTTTGCCACAGTGTACCGCTCATAAAGTCCTGGGTTTCAACCACAGAATCTTGGATTCGTAGGCTCTTGGCTGATCTTAAGGCACTTGAGGAGCATGAAGGTAAGCTGGAGGAAGGTAAAACCTTCCCCCTAAATGAGGACTCCTGTTATGGTAAATATGGAGTGTGCCCATTCCTCAATATCTGTGCCACCACTCCGGACCCAAGCGTGCTAAAGGAAGCACCGTACGGGTACATGGAAAATCGTTGGGAACCCTTTGACATTCTCCATCTTGACAAACTCTTGAAGGAGACAGGTAATGGATAGTTTGGTTGATAAGGTGCAAGAACTCCTACAGAAGCAGCAGCAGGCTAGTGATAGCTTGTCAAAGTACCTAACTACCGTTATTGAGCTCCTGGAGATTAATGCAGATAAGGGAGTTGTAATTGAACACTTAAGGAATGTACAAAAGGTTTTGCATAACAATTCTGAAACCTACAAGAGGCTAGCCGACCATGGCAAGGATAGTAAGGGTACTTGAATACTACGGGCCTAGGGAAAGAATTTGGGACCTGGTCAACCAAGGTATTATCCCACCCGTAGGAATAGCAAAATTTGCTGATCCAGGTAAGCGAAAACCAGTAGTTATTGTTTGTAGCCATATCCTGAGGGAGACTGGTAATGGGAATGGGATCGAGGGCAAAGAACAAAGAGACACACCTAGCACTGGCGGAACAACTAAGAAAGGGCGGAAAAATGCCAAACGCAAAGATACAGGTAGCAAATCCAATCCATAGGTTCTTCATCCTGGGGGATACAGGTAGTGGCAAATCCACACAACTCCTGTCCCTACCTGGAAAGAAGTTTGCGTACCTCTTTGATCCCAATGCCCTCCTGAGTTTACGTGGGGCTGATGTGGACTATGAGGAGTTCCTACCAGATCGTATCAACCTCAACATCAAGTCCCTGTCGTCAAAGGTACCTGGGGATAATGTAACTCACCACAAAAATACATTGTACCTCGACTGGCAGAAAGACTTCGAGGGAAAGCTAGATTCTGGCTTCTTCAATGCCTATGATGTAATCGCTTTTGATAGTGCTACCACCTTCCTCGATGTTGTGATGGATCGAATCCTTACGATCAACGGAAGGGCAGGGCAGTGGCCACAGCAGGATGACTACGGCCCTCAAATGATAGCCTTTACCAACGTAGTCCGAACCCTCATGAGTATGGGTAAAACCATCTACATGACAGGGCATTTGGAAATGCGCCAAGACGAGCTGACTAAGAGAATCTACCGGCAGCCTATGCTGACTGGTAGGCTTCGTGCAAAAATTCCCCTTCTGTTCTCCGACGTATTGGTAAGTAATGTTTCAACTGATTCAAAAGGAAGCGTCCAGTATCAATTGCAAACGGTGCCAGATAGGATCAATACTACAATTAGGACAAGTTTGCGTGGCATGGAAACCTTTGAGGACGTTACCCTCGATTTTGGAAAGCCTTTGGAAGGCCAAGGACTTGGTCGGTTGGTCATGGAAGATAGTAAAAGGTAATGTAACAATTTGTTACACCACCTATCACACAACGTAACTTTAACTCGAAACAGGAAAACGTATGAGCCTGATTAACATTAACCTCAACAACGTGGAAGAGCCGAAGCCAGCCCCAGCTGGTAAGTATGAACTCCAAGTCACAGGGTGTGCCATCAGCGAAACCAGTGAAAGGAGTAAGCATCCTGGTAACCCGATGTACAAAGTGTCCCTTCAGTTTACGGACCTTAGCCTCAATGCTCCAGGCTTTGTTCACTACATTGTTCTCCCCACCGAGAGCGATGAAAATGAATATGCAGCCTTGAACTTGCGGCGATTCCTTGAGGCTTTCAGCATCCCGGTGCCGTCAGAGGGCTTGGATATTGAACAGCTTGCAATGGAAATGTGCGGCCACACCGCAAATGTTGAAGTTCAACTCACCGAACCCAACGACAGCGGGGACATTTATAACAAAATCCGCCTGCCGAAGCTGGCTTCTCGCCAAGGTACGGGCCGTCCTCCCCGTAGCTAAAGGTGAGGGAGAGCACCTCAGTGTAAAAGCTGGGGTGTTCTTTTTATTTTGAGGAAATTGAAATGGGAACACTGGAAACTTTAGTAACCTCGATTGAGAATAAAACGGACGAGGAGCTTAAGCAAATGCTCCTTGAGATTCGCCAGCGTAGGGACATTATACGCCCAGCGGCGAAGAAAAGAGTGGAGAAAATACAGGAAAAAGAAACTAAAAAAGTTAAGGATAAAGCAGCAGACCTTCTCGCTAATCTCAGCATAGAAGATTTAGAAACTCTACTACAAGGGATGAAGAAATGACCTACAAATTGGCTACACTTCCAATTGACCAAATCAAAGTCGGCCCTCGCTTCCGGGTTGATATGGGGAACCTCGATGAACTTGCAGAAGGCATTAGAGAAAAAGGTCTTCTCCAACCAATTTGTGTGGATACGGAATATAACCTACTTGCAGGTGGCCGTCGCTGTGCTGCTAGTAAGTTGGCTGGCCTTAGTGATATTCCTGTTCTGGTTAGGGAAACCAGTGGTGAAATAGATGCCAGGGAAGTAGAGTTGATGGAGAATATCCATCGAAAGGAGATGACCTGGCAGGAACAAGCTGCGCTGGTGAAAAAGATTCACGACCTCTACTCTGAAAAAAATGTAGATTGGAGTCAAAGGAAGACCGCTCAACTTATTGACCAATCTCCAATGAATGTAACACGGGCGTTGAGATTGGCAAAGGGTATGGAAATCCTACCTCAAATTGCTGATTGTAAAACTGCCGATGATGCCAGCAAGCTGATTAAGAATCTTGAGGAGAAAATCATCCTCGAAGAGATGTCCAAGCGCCAGCAGACAAGGGTAGAAGGTACAATCAATAACCCCAATGCAGGTCAACGTGATAAGGGTATTGCCTATGCCCTTACAGTGGCAGAGGGAAACTACAATATTGGTGATGTATTTGAAGGGATGAAGGGCCTCCGTAGTAATGGCATCATTGAATTTATTGAGTGTGATCCTCCCTATGGTGTCAACCTACAAAAAGTTGCTGTAACAGATAAGACCACCATACTTGCAAAGAAAAAGTTGGAGGAATACCAAGAAATCCCCGATGATGCTTATCCAGAGTTTACCAGGAACCTAACAAAGGAACTGTACCGAATTGCAAATAAAGATTCCTGGTGTGTTTTTTGGTTTTCTTTCCTCTGGTACAATGAAACCAAACAGAGTTTGGAAGAAGCTGGGTGGAAAGTTGATAGTGTACCTGGACTGTGGGTAAAATCTACAGGGAGAACTCCTAGGCCGGATATCCTCCTTGCGCGTTCCTACGAACAATTCTTTATTTGTAGGAAGGGCAATCCCAGGCTTTGTAAGGAAGGTCATAGGAATGTATTTGAGTTCCAGGGGGAGACCAACAAGTGGCATCCAGCGCAGCGTCCAGTTGTATTGATTGAGGAACTCCTAAAAGTATTTGCAGATAATTGGAGTACAGTGTTTGTACCTTTTCTGGGAAGTGGTAACACCCTTCGAGCTTGTTATAAAAGAGGAATAAAGGGCTTCGGTTTTGATACCAACCCCGAGTATAAAAGCCACTTTCTCCTTGAAGTGGAAAAGGACACAGGTAAGACTTTCAATGGTTCTGAGGAGGACCAAGCTGAGGCAACCAATGTTTGAGTTAGAAATTCCAACCAACACTAGCCAGATTAGATCACTGGGTAACCCCAATAGTAAGATTGCCATTGTGGGAGATTTTGTAAATGGCTACGACATGAATGCTGGGCAACCATTCGGAGGCCCACTTCGTACCATCCTCGAACAGTGCCTACATGCAGCTGGCCTTATCATGGGTGAGGTGTACCTAACCAATCTAGTTAAGGAAAAGACACTCAACAAGAATACCTACTGGAATGAACGGACGAAGGTTTTCACACCAAAAGGTGAACTGGCAAAAGAGGCGCTCAAGCAGGAGCTCCAGCAACAGGAACACAATGTGCTGGTGGCAATGGGGCCTGCTGCCTTCACCGCACTTTGTAACCGTTCAGCGGTTGGTAAATTCCGGGGTTACTTTTTTGAAAGTACCCTACTTCCTGGTAAAAAAGTTATTCCAACCTATCATCCACTTCAAACTTTCCACAAAAATTATGAGTGGCGTTACCTTATTATTAACGACCTACAGAAAGCCAAAAAATCATCCAATGATTCTTATATCCATCGTCCTGATCGTATGCTGGTGTATAATCATCCTAACATTGGTAGCGTCTTGGAGTGGTTAGACTACTTCAAGAAACAGCCAGTTGTGGCTTTTGATATTGAAGTCCTAAACTACGAAGTGAGTTGTATTTCCTTCAGTAATGATCCAATGCTTTCTTGTTCCATTCCCATTACTTCCCAAAAATGGACCCTCGATGAGGAGGCAATGATTTGGAGAGGGATACAAGACATATTGGGTGATGTTAGCATAGATAAGGTTGTACAAAATGGCTTGATGTTTGACATACCCTTCCTGCTTCGTAAGAATGGTATTGTAACAAGAGGCACTATCTATGACACCATGCTAGGTCACTCCGTTGTCTTCCCTGATCTACCAAAGGGTTTAGGCTTCCTTGGCTCACTGTACTGTGGTGAACAAGAATACTGGAAAGATATGGTTTCTTTCAAGAACGTTAAGGAAGATTCATAATGGACCAGACATTCCTACACTATAATGCCTTAGACTCAGCCTGCACGTTTGAGATATATAAGGAGTTTTGGCCAACTCTAGCCAGGGAGTATCAAAAAACTTACCAACTTACAACTGCCGTTGCACCTGTCCTGCACTTCATGCAAATGAAAGGGATGCGCGTAGACCGCCAAGCATTGGAGGCAACTAAGAAGGAGGTTGAGCAGGAGATTATAGTCAAGCAGGCTGAGCTGGATGGGGTAGTTGGCCATCCACTTAATGTTAATTCTCCTAAACAGTGTGCCCAATATTTCTATGTGGAACTTGGTCTACCTCCAGTTTTATCTGTAAAAACTCGGGCGATCACAACTGATAATCTTGCAATGCAACGCCTTGTGCGAGGCACGGCTAAGCATGGCTCGGTGTACGCAGCTAAGTTGGTGCAAGAAATTAGAGGTTTGTCTAAGCTGAATGGAACTTACCTATCCACTGGTATAGATGCCGATGGACGCATAAGAGGTTCCTATAACCCAAGAGGTACAAAGTTTGGCCGCCTGTCCTCTAGTAAAACTATTGAGGATACTGGTCTTAACTATCAAAACATTCCACCAGAGTTTAAAAAGTTCCTGGTAGCCGACCCAGGGAAAATTCTGGTTGACTTAGATAAACGCCAAGCAGAGTGGGTTGTAGTTGCCTACTTCTGCAATGATGCAAATATGATTAAGGCTGTAAGTAGTGGGATGGATGTCCATGCTTACACTGCCTCCCTTATGTTTAATCTCCCAGTTGAGGTTATCAAATATGAAGATAGCCTAATTGGTCACTCCACACATGCACAGGAGATTTATGATGTACGAAAGGGTGATGATCTCCTTTCAAAAATCATGACGCCTCAATGGCCTAGAAGCATGTCCATGAGGCAGTGCGGTAAGAAGTCCAACCATGGCCTTAACTACGATGAAGGTCCAAATCAGTTTGCCCTGATCAACGAAATGGAGATTTCAGAAGCAAAGAGGATTGTTAACCTCTACCATTCAATCTACCCTGGCATTCGTATGGGTCAAGAGGCAATTAAGAGGCAACTACAAAAGGATCGAACCCTTGTTAATTGTTTTGGGCGTAGGGTTAAGTTTCTTGGGCAGTGGGAATGCCCATTATGGAAGAGTGCCTATAGTATGATTCCACAGTCCACTGTGGTTGATAGTCTCAACACTGGTATGGTGCAAATCTATAACAACAAGTGGCTAACAACTGACCTTGACATTGATATTCTAGCACAAGTCCACGATAGCATTTTAATCCAGATACCCATTGAACATGTGGAAAACAGTGCAACTTTCCATAACATTTTGGACACCTGCAAGTCACTCCTAACTCCTGAACTACAGTATAACGGTAACTCCTTCCACATCGAAACCGATGCAAAGATTGGAACAAATTGGGGATCCTTTAACTCTAAAACAAACCCAACTGGTATGAGGGACTTGAAGGATTACAGTGTAGTGAAGGAGTTGATGGAGTTGGTACATGCCTAGGGAACTTGAGAATTGGCTTGACTCTTACCTAGAATACACAGACAACAGTGAATCCCCTCTAAGCTACCACGAATGGTGTGGTTTATCTGTAATTGCAGGTGCCCTACAGCGTAAGGTGTACTTGAAGTGGGGAATTGGCCAAGTTATTTATCCTAACCTATATGTAGTTTTGGTGGGGCAGAGTGGAAGGACAAGAAAGGGAGTAGCCCTCGGCCTAGGGAAAGACCTATTAAAAGAGGTTAAGAGTGTAACCATAACACCTGAAAGCTCCTCTGGTAGACAAGCCATGACCATGATTATGAAAAAGGCTACTACAAATTTTCAGGATACAAGTGATGGTAAACTTAAATTCCAGAGTGCAGTTACAACCTTCAGTGAAGAATTATCCGTGTTCTTGGGCCAGGGTGATATTGGTTACCTATCTAACCTAACTGATTGGTATGATTCTAAGGACCTTTGGGAATATGAATCAGTGGGTAGGGGTAGAGACAGTATCAACGGGGTATGCCTTAACCTAATCGGAGGAACTGCACCAGAATGGTTGCAGAGTATGATCCCTTATGAAGCCATCGGAGGCGGTTTTACAAGCCGAGTTATATTTGTAGTAGAGGAAAATAAACGTAAGCTAGTTCCAGAACACACCGTAACAGATAGGGAACTTTGGCTACAAGAAAAACTTATTAATGACCTGGAGAGGATAAATAAACTTGTAGGTGAAGTTAAAATGGGTGAGGAGGCCAAAGCTAAATACGTAGAATGGTACATAGCCGAGGATGGTAAAATGAGCGCTGGTAACTATGCAATACCTGACACTAGGTTTGCAGGTTACTGTGAGAGAAGGGCAACTCACCTTCGCAAACTAATGATGCTTTTCAGTGTTAGCCATTCAGATACCAGAATTATCGAGGGGGTAGACTTCGACAAGGCACTTCATATCCTCACCGAAGTTGAAAAGAAAATGGCTAAGACCTTTGGTGGTCTTGGTAGAGGTAAAAATAGTGATGCTACAGAGGCCATTAAAGATTACATCCAGCAAGTTGGTATTACTACCAGAAAACTTCTACTCCAGAGATTTTACCGAGATGTGGATAGTACTACCCTAGCTGGGATTGAAACTACGCTGGTCCAAATGGGCCTAATTAAAACAAAACTTTTAGTAAAGGAAAGGGATATAGCTTATGAATGGCTCGGTAACACAAAACAATAACCAGCAGTTAGCCTCCGAGCCTCGCCGCGCGCCTTCGGCTGCGCTGGCGACTGCGACTGCCATGGATGCGAGTCAGCGAGAGATTCGATTGCCGCCGGAGCTGAAAGGTGCTGATATACTTAAGGGTCAACAGGGCGCCTTTGAACAGGGCTGGAATCTATGCCGATGGTATATATTTCAGGATAATCCAGGTATTAAATTCGTAAGCTGGGATTTGGACAATAAAAAACCAGCGTAACAAATTGTTACACTGGTTAATAAGTAAGTAAGGTTTTCTTGTTCTAATGTTTTTTGGCTTGGTCGTTGTTAGCCTTGATAACGTTGTACTGTTTCTGTCCCCACAACCGAAGTGCTCCCTCTCGGTTAACAATGTTAACGTAGGTCTGGTTACTTAAACACTGGAGGTCAGCAGATGGGACAGGTATCAGCGTGGGCTGCGGGAGTACTGGCAATAACATGGGTTTTGTTAATGTCCTGGTACTGCATCCTGATGCGGAGAGTATACCGAGAAGTATGGAAAACCCTAAAAGATAAAAAGAGGGGCCCTTAGTGATCCGTGTCCAGGTCATTTCGTTTCTCCACATTTGGGACAGGTGAAGGAGGTGTATCTTGTATAGCTTTCTCGGCAGCATTATATGTAGTTTCGGCTTGCTGGTTGGCCTGTTCCTCCTGCTGGACTTGCTGTTCAGCTTGCTTAGAAGATTCCTCTTTCTTACCTTTATGCATACCAAGAAGGTAGGTACCAAGGAACAGGACAACTCCGCCAATGAGGGCAAATAGCCAACCCTTAACCTTACTTAGAATCATTAGAAACCACATTTTTCTTACCTCCTACTTGTGTAACCATTTCAGAGATGAAGCCAATGGCACCCATTGCTGGTGCAATCAAGCTAACAATTTTGGCAGGTAGCAATGCTTGTAACTCAGGGTGGTTCAGCCACACCAAGGGAAATGTAGTAAAGGTAAGCCAAATAACTGCTCGGTGCCAGCGCCACCAGTTGGTAAATTTCTGTAGGATTTTCATGTAAGTTGTGCCATTGTATCAGTAGCCATAGTATAGGATTGCAACCACCGTGTTCTGTCCGGTTTACCAGGTTCCCAGCAATCCTTATAATACTTCCAGCCCCTATCTATATCGCCAATTCTAGGTAGTTTAATAGGGCTGTCCCAAAGAAGTAATCTGGCTAATCCAGCTGCCAATACATCATCATTAACCAGTGCATCGTAAATGGTTAATGATCCATAAGTTACTCCAATCTCTTGGCAGAATTGCCATAGCATGTTACCAGAGGAAGTAGAGTAAAGGACAGCTCTAATTCCTCCTCCCTCGAACTGCCACAACCCGTGAGCTGGCCCATTGCCATATTGCTGACTAACACGAAAACCTGATTCTTGCCTACCAATAGCTAATAGGAGACAGGTAGCTTCGGGGGAGTTTAATTTCCCTGGCAGCGCAGCATAAGCGGGCTGTATAGCACCAGACAAAACTTCCTGATTGCTTGCTGGAAGTGTCAATGGCCTATAAACTTTCTTAGTGTTTCCCATTATAATTCCTTTGTATTAATGTTTCAAGCTTTTCCAATCGTCTTTCATGATCCTGCTGTACCTGTTGCATTAGGGCTACTTGTTGGGGGAGCGTAGTTGCAACGGAGACCTGCCCAGATAGTTCCGACAATTGGACACTAATAACTGCCACCTTTTCTGTAAGGTCATTTACAGATTTAGTAGTAGCATCTTGGCTGTCGATTGCCCTAACCCCAACCCAAGAAACAAGGGCCAATAAAACTCCTAGTAGGAATCTCAACGACCATTTTTCAAGGTTGGTGGGTTGATAGTGGATCATAGGATCATTCATATCCATTTACGTCACCTAAGGTATAGTTTCAGAACCGCTAGCAGTTACCATAGTGGCGAGTATCGGCGGGGTTGTTATAGTTATACCACCTGTCCCATTACTTGTATAGGCAGCGGGGGTTTCATTTACCATAACAGAGTTAATGGTTACAGGATACAGTCCGCTACCTAATTGAAAGAATTGATTAACTCCATTACCTAACCCTAGGAAAGCATTAGCATAGGTATAAACAACAGAGGGGGCTGGCTGCACCCAAGGTGGTGTTTGATTATCCGGCACCCCCCTTACGAAGTCTTGTGGATGCCTTGGTTCATTATGCTCCGGGCAAACATAGTAACCCTGCCAATTCCTAACTGTTTCACTTGCTTTTCTTTTCCGCCCACACTGGAAACAAACTACATTCCAGTCTCCGAGTGCTAGATAATCTGCCTTACCCATACCATCCTCCTATTGATACAATTTCTTTTCATGGTTAGCCTTTCGTGTCCTAGCAGCCTTCAGTGCAGCTTGGTGTTTTTTCTCCTCCAGTGCCTCACGTTCTGCTTCTGTACGAGGTGCATGATAGCCATGGATAGGAAAGCCTAAAGCACTAGCAAGGGCTTCTGGTGTACCTTTACTATGAAGGTTCTCAAGCCCCATTGGTGAGATTGAGTTGAGGAAATGTTCTGCCCTACTCTCCTTCATAGGTACCATCTCTTTATCAGAGAGGTATTCAACACCAAGGACCTGCTCACCCACTTCCCTAGCAGCGGAGCCCATCTTATTCAGCCAGAACTGGAATGGCCTGTCATGTACAGTATCCCAAACAAGGTGTGGGAACTCAAGGAAATGTTTATTTGCAGGAGTTGTTTCACCATTCCCAAGGTCAACTGAAAGTGGGTCCTTGTTATCCCAAATGGGATGGTTCACCATTGCCATGTTCAGGGCATTATACAATGTGGCATAGATGATGGCTGACCGCATAATGTATTGCCTGCGAAGATCAACCTCAGTTTTAGGGCTGAATAACCCCTTAACGCCACTCCCACCTCTAACCGATTTAGTAAACATCCTAATGGTTGAGAAGGTCCAGTCAGGTGCAAACAGGAGGAGCTGGTTAATTCGTCGGGCAGCAGGGCTGGCCATACGGAGTGCCAACTCCCTACCAAACTTAGTGGTGGCATCATCAGCTAGCCTACGCCAGTTCAAACCGCCAAACGCATCATTGGCAAAGCTGGCTGCTTGCCTGGCGAGGTCCTCTGGGCTGGGAACGTTAGCACCAGGATTTTTCTCCAATTCCTTGGCCCAAGTCCTGGTCATCCTTTCATAAGCATTCATTGCCGTGATTAGCTTAAGTCCTTTATGCACATTGTTCCAAATGAGTTGGTCAGAGGCTTGGTTAATTCTACGGATAGTGCCAGCAGTGAGTGTGCCACTTTTTGGGATGACTCCGTCCATAAAATTCTGTACCGATCGGAGGGAATCGTAAAAGGCATCCCCCTTCACATCCTCACTTGTAACACCGCCATGCTGGCCCTCAACCTCCAAACCCTGAGTAATCAAGTCGTCAACCTCACTTCCCTCATACCAATTCTTATAGGCTTGATGCCCCCTGGATTTACCAATAAAGGACATTGGCATATCTTGTGGATGCCTAAGCAGCTCACTAAAGGGGTTAGCTGCAAGGTGAGCGATGGCAAGGTTAACAGGATGGAAAAGACTAAAGGATACCTTCATCCTTTTCCAAGCCATATTAAGCTGTTCGATACCCCTAACAATAGCAGGTGGATTACTCACATCAAAAACAAACTTGAGGGAGGGTGCAACAACTGGGTTGACTTTAAACCTAGCCAACGCTGGATGGTTGATATACACGTAAGTAAGAGGTGCCTTCCCAGCTGGCATAATTGAGGTAAGTTCTTTGTCTGGGAAAAGTTTTTCCGTCTTGAGGGAATCCAACAAAGTTTTATTTGCCATAGCCTTCCCCATACTACGGCCGTAAATCCTCATAAGTTCTGCAATATCGAGGGTACGAGGAACCAGCCCAGCATCCTCACCTATAGAGAAGGTTAGAAACTTACGGGAAAGTGCATGTCTATCCTTTGGAGACATATTAGAGACCTTACCAATCTCCTGAGAAATCCTCTCCTGTAGGGCCTTAGCCCCCTTTGAATTACCCCATTCATGGTTCACATAATTGTTAAGGAGTTCACCAAGCACCCCTTGCTGGAAGGCTGCCTGCCCTGTGTTATCATAGAATTGCCTAGCAACTTTGGCAGCAGCATATTCCTGATCGGTAAGGGGTATACTAGAAGGATCATCCATCCAACGTGCAACCTTTTCTCGGCTAGCTTTACTGGGAAGCATACTAACCATATTATCGTGCACCTGATCCATAGAAATATTATTCCTCTTAACTGCTCCCTCATAGCTATCAAGGAGTCTAGAGGTATTAGTCCTTTCTGGTGTGGAGAACATATCCTTAAGGGTAGGCCACATCTTGGTCCAATGTAGGCCACCCAACATCGGCAGGAAGATACCACCAGACCAGGCTCCTGCAAGTGGGTTATCCTTATCATACATAGCACCAGCAGTGGCACCGATAGCTGCAAGACCTAAACCTTTGGCAAGTTTCCCAGCCAGCTCTCGATCAATTTGGCCACCCTGTTTATTTGGTAAACCTCTGTTGGAATCTGACAAAGTTTTACCAAACTCCTGCTCTGACCATCGGGAGAACTTAGTCCTAGCTTGGAAGATTCGATTTTTGGCAGCATTGGTAGAAATCCCCAATTGTTTACCAATCTCTGCATCCGACATATCGTTGAAAAGTTTAAGCCGGTAAGCATCACTAAGGGTCTTAGGAAGCCTATCCAGTAACTTATTTATGGATTGCAAGTCCTGCTGATCGCTGGCAGCTTGTTCTGGCGTCTGTGCATTAGGGTCCCTAACTTCACTAACCGTACCAGGCTCACCCATACCCTCATAGGAAGAATCCTCTGCTGGCCGAATAGAAACCTCACCCAGCGGAGCATTCCTCTTTAAACGGCGATTAGCCTTAATTTCATTAAGGGCAAGGTTTTTTGCAATTTGGTGCAGCCAAGTGGAGAGGCTTGAACGGCCATCGTACCCGTCCAGGTGTTGCAATCCTTGCCAGATAGACTCACTGGCAATATCTTCACCACTAAGAATACCATTCCTAGTATAGTTCCTAAACTGTGCCTCAACATAGGAACTCAACTTTGGAAAGTTAGTCTTAAAGATGGAGTCAATAGCTTGCCTATCATTCTGCTTAGCCCGGTTAACAAGCTCTTGGTCATTTGCAGGAAGTTCTGACTTAACCTTAATGTTTCCTCCACCATAATTTACAAGAGGCTTACCACCCACCTTTTCAACTGCACTCCGATAGATGGGATGATCCTCAGGAAAGATTTTATTTATATTTTCCTGTAATGTATAATTATGAGATTCTGCCATCCTAGCATTAATTTCACCAAGTTGGGCCTGGTAACGTTCAAAGTTGCCTTGATTTTGTAGCTCCTCCATAGCACTTTGCAACTCGGCTTTCCTATCCTTTAACTTTCCCAACAAAGAAGGATTGCCAGCATTATCCCTAATTGCTGCGTCTACCCACTGCATCTGCTCCTTCATATTAATGAAGCTGGCTTGTTTAAGATACATCTCCCTATCTTGGCTGCTTCCAATTGGCAACCCCTGTTCCATTTGCACCGCGTGCTGGAATTCATGGGATAAGGTGTCATTAAATCTATTATAACTACCAGGCCCCTTCAAAGAAGGTTCAGATACATGCACACCAGACTCATTTGTATATCCCAGCTCTGCCTGGTTCTCAGGAGTATAGGTATGAAACCTCAACCGATCCGCTAGTTCGGGGAATAGCCTTTTATAAACAGTGCTATCCATGACCTGGCTAAGAGGTACAGACCTTTCCCCCGTTGCATCCGCTGGGGGCATATTTTCTGGAATGGAGGGGAAATCCTCAGAAGTAGAGATAGGAGTAGTATAGTGCCCAGATACATCTTTCCACACAGGCACCCCATACTTAGAAAGTGTATGCTCCCAGATTGCCCTAGGATGCAAACCCCTATCTGAAAGTTCCTTGGCATGTTTAAGGGCAGCGGTGGCACGTTGACCGTGAGTTTTAGGGTTTTCTAAACTACCGTTAGCCTCCTCCTCCACTTCCCTGTCGTGAACATATTTTTCCCTAGCAGCCTTTTCAATCTCCTGCTGAGAGGAGTGGTCTTTAAGAAAATCTTTAGACTGTTTCACAGCCTCAACAGAGTATTTAATACTTCCTTGTACTTCATGACTTTTCAATATTTCGCGAGCCTGATCTACCTGTCGTTGGATTTCTCTAACCTCAGGTGTATCAACCTTATTCCCAATCTTATCCCATTCATCCCTAAGCTCTGCCCTACGGAATAGGAACAAAGGGACAAGCATAGCCAAGCCAGCTTTCTGCTCCTTATCACGATTTTCATAGGCATAGACACCTGCACCAGCTAAGGCGGCTGCACTAGCTCCCTTCTTTACTGCACTTCCTTTGAGCATCCCCTTATGCTCACCCTTAGCAATGTCCACTGCCGGGCGCTGACCTCTACCTGCTAACTGCTCCCCCTCACCTACATTGTCATAAGGTTTAGTATCAAGGTCATTAGGAATATTAGACCGTGGCTCCGTTTTACTCCTTTCTGCAATGTCCTTAATATAAGGTTTCATTGCCTTTTGGTAGGTTTCAGGGTCAATCCCTAGCGATTTCCTAACATAAGCATTCTCGGCCCAGGTTGCAATTTTATGGGCAGTAGGGTAGTCAAGAGATTCCCCATTCCTAAGTTTACTAATAATTGCCGGGGTAAGTTTTCCCTCCCCTTTAATCCGTGCAGCCAACCTAAGCAGGGCAGAATCTCCCATCCTTCCTGTGAGGTGCATCAACGGGTATTCAACTGCCTCATGTACGTTGGCCACAACTTTCTTAACGGGTACATTAACCTTCTGCCCTTTAAGATTTTGGATCTCCAAAGAATCAGGGAAGTTTTTATCAATATGGATAAACTTGGTACCAGCACCTACATTCCCTTCTGTACTTACTCCACCGGTATATGGTACATGCCCCGTATCGTTAATAGCACTTTCTGGGGGCAAAGGCTCCCCCGGCTCGCCTGGAGCTTCACGGAGCTGCGAAGCGGCATCAACGCTGGGGAGGTTTGTGCCACGAATCTTGCCTGCGACACTCCTAGCACCCTTAAACAAAAGATTAGAGGCTTCTCCAAATCCAAGACCAGTAAGCCCAGCAGTAACTACCTCACCAGGGGTAGTTCTACCCTCAGTAGCTTCACTACTTGCAACGGCTGCACCAACATTAATACCAGCACCAAGTGTAGGAGCAAGTACCTTACTGGCAAGGTTAGCTTGCTTCCCTGCTCGCTGCGCCACAGCAAGAGCCCGCGCACCTCGCCGAGCCATCGTGGCAGCCCTGGCAGCATTGGCGGCTGAGGCACCACTGAGGCCAGCCCCCAGCGTAGGATCAATAGATTCCAGCCGACCTGCTACTTTTAGCTTGGATAGCATATCTGCAAACTTAGCTTCATTTGCAGACCTACCCGCAAGGGTAAGCGCCTTGGTAATTGTTGGACCAAACACTTTCTCACTAATACCTTCAGCTGCCTTACCCACACCCATCATAGCAGCGGTTGTGATGGGGTCAGTAATTGCCCCCATAGCCATCTGTTTAGCAGTTTGAACTGGATGTTTTACAATTTCCTTAACAGTGCCTTTAATATCCCCAGCAACCGTGGTAGAGCCTGATTGCCTGGCTTCCTGTAAAACGGATCGAGCTGTAGCTACCAACTGTGCTGGGTATTGTTTTTGGTTTTTAACAATATCCATAGCCCTAGTTACGAGCTGGATTTTTTCATACCTCTGGGAAGCAGCCAAGTGAGGGCTACTGGCAAGATCAAGGATATGTCCTAAAACACCACCTTTCAATACTTCATGGAAGGGATCACCAGTTGCAAAGTTACCCTGCTCAGCGGCCTCACCAGCAGCATCTAATTGTTCAGGATGCAATCCAGCTTTCTTCTGTGCAGCCTCAATAATTTCTCGCCTCTGGGAAGGACTAACTTTATAAACGGTAAGTTTATCATCCCCTTTAAACCCCAAAAGTTTAGCTGCCACCTGTTCTTGTGGAGTTAAGGTAACTTCTTGGGTTTCATGGAACTTACCGTAATTCTGGTGTAGAACGTCTGCCCTTACATCAAATGCCTTAAGGTCAGGACCAACAACATCGGCACCAGCTTGCCAGTAGTCCTTGAGAAAAGTACCAAGACCAGTGTTAGTTGGTTTTGGTTTTGTAGGCATTTTACTAGCAGCCTGTGATAATGCAGGTGCCATACCTGTAACATCTGACAGGCTATCCCCCACACCCTTAACTTCTGGATGCTGGTCAAAGAATCTGGTAAAGCCACCCTGTTGGATAAGGCGATCTACCTTTTCAGGCCCACCATTGTAAGCAGCTAGCGCTAGTGGTAGGTTATTATTGTATTTTTTAAGGAGCGCCTGAAAGTATTCTTCACCTACCCTATTATACTCCTCCGCTGTGTCACTCCTAGCAGGAGTAATACCAAACCCTGGATCATTAGCAGTTGCAGGCATTACCTGCATTTTATACTTAGCGCCAACAGGACTAACTGCTGCATCGTTACCTCGGCTCTCCTGGTGAATCAATGCTGGGAGAGCTGCATCAAAGGTTTGCTGAGGTGTAGCATTATCAGGAAGGTTTACATTCCCCATGATGTTAGACACATAGGTTTGTGTTTCATCTGGTAAACCCACAGGCAAATTAAACTGCCCAAGAGAGGGGCTTACTTGGTCAAGGGTATCGTAAGGAGTGTCCACGTAGCTCTCCAGTGTAACAATTTGTTACATCGCCGCAGTAGAATTCATGGGGATGAATTTTTCACCATCCCACTGCCCCACCACTGGCTTACCATTTTTAACATAATGGTACCACATGCCAGGCATAAGGTCTTGTGCAGTAGCACCATGAGGAAGTGGAATTGGGTTACTAGAAAGTGCACCCTTTTGACTAGCAGCCTCCAGGGTTTTTTGCTCTGGTGTAGCAGAATTTAGCCAAGTACTGGGGTGCAGAAGTTCCTTACCAGAGGTAGCTGGTGTATCCTTAATATTAAGTTGCCCATTCTCCTGCGCAATATGGGTAGCCATAGCAAGTGCAGCAGGATAACTGTAGGCACGCTGGCTAGCCATAAGCTGCTTAGCAATAGAGGCTACGGTATTTATCCCCTGCTTAAAGTTTTCATTTGTGGAGGTATCACCAGTTAAACCTAGGTTATTCTTAACATAGGCGCTAGCCAAAGTAATATCATTAGCCGACGGAGTAGGAATCTTCATACCAACTTTATTGGCGTGTTGCTTACTTGCCAGCTGAGCACCCTTATAAACTAGATCAGCTGTATTCTTTCTCCTAGTTTCACCTTCGGTCTGCTGGTCATGCCTAACCCTCTCTGCCTGTGTTTGGGCATCAATCTGAGCCCTGGCATTTTCGGCAGCACTAAAACCCCTAGACACGATAAGCCTAACGACATTAGGTGAATAGGACATTTGCATCAGGTTTTGTTTACTAGCCTGTGGAATGTTAGGATCATCCAAAACCTGTTTCATGGCGGAGTTAAACTCTTGGGAATTTGTAACTCCCTGAAACATACGGGCAACAGTTTGGTATTCCTGTTGATTAGCCTTCAACCCTGATAGAATAACTGCTGCCTGTTTATCCTGTATATCAGACAACTTAGTTTGGGAATCTTCATACATACCAGACAACTTTTGGTAGGCATCTAAATTACCAGTTTGTAGGGCAGCATTCATACCACGAGAAAGTGCCTCACCTTGCTGGGTAAGCATCTGTGTTGGGTCTTGAGGCTGCCCCTGAGGCTGTGGCTGACCAGCTCGAAGATTAGGTGGTTGCGAGGCTGAATGCATCATCATGGCATCGATGATTGCAGCCTGACTTTGCCTCTGTTGCTGTTGCTGCTGCACCTGATCCTGCGCATTCTGGAGGTTAAGGGCATTTAATTGGTTACGAAGGCCATTATCAATAGCCTCCTGCCTACCTTGCAAATACCCCTGTGAGGCATTAGCAGCACCCATAAGTGCACCTGAAAAATTCATATAATCACCTCAGAAGCCAGTAGGAAGCGGCGCAGGGTTTAGATTAACATTGGGTACACTGTTGTAATCAAAACCACCGGAGTACCCTCCTGGATTAATCTGGATAGGTGGATTGGTAGTGGTATAACCACCGCCATTACTACTGCCCAGGCCATTCACAATTTGGCCAACAGTATTACCAACCTGGCCCCACATTTGGTTGTTAGCTTGTTGGTTGTAATCACCCTGCTGATTGCTAGCCAACTTAGCCTGAGCCGGCGACTGCCCAGCACCACTAAGCATTGCAAGGTTATTAAATGCCTGCTGGTACACTTGCCCCCCAGCCATAGCAGCAGCCACTAGAGCATTACCGCTACCATTATACCCTTGTGAGGCTGACGCCCTACTAGCAGCCATCATAGCTGAGGCATACTCAGGTGAGCTACTAATGCTAGAAGGATTTTTCATCAAGGCATTAAGCTGCTGAGCCGCCTGATTCCTATATGGAGCATAGGGATCATAAACCTGTGGTGTTTGGCTAGAAGTAGATGTACTACCCCCACCACCGCTATCACTGGTAAGTAAACTACCCACAAGACCAATACCTGCTGATGCTACTAGACCCCAAGCCATTTTATTTATGCTCCAATTCTTTAGGAAATAAGGGGAGTCTGTCTAGTTCTGGGAAAAGGTCAAGCTGTTCCTCAGGTGTAACACACATACCTTCCAGAATAGCTAAGTCCCTTTCCTCAGTTGGATGTATGGTTAAGTAACAAACATCCGTATGTGCATATACAGTTTTTTGTACACCTGGTAAACTCTCAAATATACAAGGGCCAGTTATCTTCATCTTCCCTTGTACTGTCCATATACTAAGTGTACCTGATACGAGGATATTAAGGTGCCTAGTTTTATGCTTTTTACCCACCACTACCGAACCAGCTTTAATAAGCATTTCCCTAGCATAAATACCATCGCTAAAATAATTATTACCAGAGGTAAGGCCAGGGTCTGCAATAGGTTTCATAAGAGAAACTATTGTTGAAATATCTTGATCTGTAAATGCTTTAGAGGTTTGCATTTTAGTAGTTTGGGAATTGAGATGTTGGAGGTACAAAATTACTGATATATCTAGCAACTCCCTGAGTAACCCTAAACGAGTCTAAGTAGCCTAAAAATGTCTGGGATCCATCATTATTACCTCCGATAGACCCAAAAGCTGTAGTAGGCATTACCGCCCCAGTATAGGTTCCAGAACCAACTGATACCCCGTTTAAATACAATGTACATGTATTTCCGTTCCTAACAACGGCTAAGTGCACCCATGTTGTACTAGGTAAGGTAGTACTTGCAGTAATTCCAACTGTCCATGAACTTCCATCTTGAGAAGAATAAAAGATAGGTACATTCCCTGCATTAGTACTCCCAAGTGAAAATGGGGTAGTTCCACTGGATGAAGATCGTTTTATAAAGAACTGTCCAAAAGCATTAGCAGTAACCAGATACCCAAAAACTTCTATTGTAAAATTAGAAGCTCCAAAATTAAATTTAGAGTTATCCGAAATTTTAATGGCAGAGCCAGAAGAGCCTAGATACAAACTAGAATTTCCAAATTTTGATTGAACTGTACTTATGGAAGCGCCTCCTACTGCTGACCAAGTATTACCTAACACTTCATCAGTAAAAGTAGTGCTACCATTCATTCCATTGAAATACAATAGAGAAGTTACATTAGCCCAATAAGGGTCTCCTCCAGAATTAAACATACCAGAACCGCAGGTAAACATTATGCCATTCCTTTCAAAAAGGATACCATGTAAGTTCCCTCAGTACTGCCGTACTCAAGGGACATGAAATCTATGGCATTGGCTGTATTAGAAAAAGAGGGAGCAATGCCACCAGCAAACTTAAAAGAGGCTGGTAATCCTGCTACAGTAAACGGTGTAGTTCCTTGTATCCACCTAATATTATAAACAGCTCCGTCCGCTGGGTTAGTAAGGGCAAAGCTGGTTACATTACCACTAAGTGTAAGGTGCAAGTTATTAGATTTACCCGTAGCTGAAAGGTCAATAGAAACTGCGCCTGTTATACTGGCCCTATAAGGAGTTACAGCCTGTTGATTAGTAAATACGTTAGCTAGTGTTAGGCCAGCTTTAGCTGCCAAGGCAGTACTAAGGTCAGTCTGTGCACTAAGGGTACCAGTGATATTACCCCAAGCTGTAGCACCACTAGCAGCAATAGGTAAGCCGCCAGCTGTGGTGCCATCACCAATATAGGCAGTTTTACTGGTTGTATCAAAGACAATCTCCCCAAGCAAAGGAGTATAAGCCGTCCTCTGTGCGGTTGTCCCTGTTAGGACTTGGAGGTTACCAACTACAATGACTGCCATTACAATGTACCACAGTTGTACTGGTCATGTGTGCCAGTAAGTGGAAGGATCATGCCCTGGATTTTATCATCATAGGTGGTTGGGAGGTTACCACCCTGAAGGGAGAGTAATCCATAACCGCCTCCAGCAGTAGCTAACCAAGCGGGGAGGTGTGTAGAATTATCAATTACAAGGGTAGTACCGTCAGCACCCTTTGGAAGCCTAACATTACCACCATTGTAAACTAACATATCTCCATTAGTAGTAAGGGGAGATAGATCATTAAAGGCCCCCTCTGCTGTGGTAGCACCAGTGCCACCAGAACTGACTGGAATAGCACCGTCGGAAGTTAATTGTATCCCTGAAATAATTGCCAGCGTTTCATTAATAACATTTATCTTTTGCTGTGCCTGTAGGAGCCATTGATTCCAGGCTTGCGAAATAAGATCCTCATGCCCCACTGCAAGTAACTTAGTTGCAGAGGGAGTGTTAGGTAAGGGTTGTATTTGAACAGTAGGCGCCGATGCGGTCATATTTCACCCACTTCTAAATAAAGGTCAATTGCCCTAAGGCGAAAAGGAAGAGAGTTATTTATTGTAAACTTGAAAGCCCGCCTACGAAAAGTACCACAATGTATCAGGTTAGGATTGTTAAGAGACAAGTCTACCATTCTTGGCTGGCTCCAAGTTTGGTAATCATCATCACTAACCTGTACATACATAATCTCACCAGGTACTTGGTCAGCAGAAACCGACATTTTACCAAGATGTTTCCTATTCTGTACAGTGCCGTCAAAGCCAGGTGTAACAGCAGTTATAGGAATAAGGGCGCTATTATCTGTTAGGTAGTTTGGACCACCATAATACAAAATACCATTTGTTTCATGCTGGAGAATATGGTTACCAGAACTATCCCTAGTAGAACTTACAATGGGGACATAGTTACCATTTGCATCTGTCCATTGACTCCATTCCCTATCTGTAAGGTCAAACGCCAAGGTGAGGTTATTGTTCTTAATAGTTACCACGTAAAAAGAATGCCCATTACATTCAATCTGCCAACTATATACTACCGATAAATCTGCTTGATTAAGAAGGCGATCAATGCTAGGAGTAGAAACAACGGATATACGAGACTCCACCATCCATACAATCTGATAGGATGCTCCTCTGCTGGTGGAAATCCAAACAAGAACATCCTTAATACTTTGTACGCTATCTTGAGAGGCACAGCCAAACCCCTGTTTAAGGGAGGGATAAAACTGTAAAGGACTGCCAGTTGGGTTACCTGCGTCGAAGAAAAACTCAGTTGTCCATTCCTTAAGGGCTATACAGTATACCTGTTGCTTCGCCAAGTACACACCACTGTCAGGTTCAATCTGAGCGGTGATAAAATCTAAGGCAGTCCAGTCACCAGGCTGATTAACACTATTAACTGCACTGCCCCAAATGGTTGCCGGGGTAATGGAAGTACCAAAAAAGTGCTGCATTACATACATGGCACCATTGAGGTAACATAATCCCTTACAGGTGTATTGCGGGTAACTAACATTAATTGAGTGTAGGTTTGCAGAAAGCCTAGCAGTATCATCATAGGCATACGCCTGTGCTCCATTCTGCATTACCAGCTTAGGACTGTCACCCATTAATGAACTGAATGAATATACTCCGCCTGTCATATCAAGGCCAGTTGCAACGGATGTAAGGTTTTTGTATAAGGTTCCTGCAAATATGGAATAAACTGCCCCGTTCCACCAATATACACCCATACCTGCCCCGGTCGTCGCCGAAGGGTTACCCCATTCAGCCATACCAGGTCTCCGGTAAAGGCAAACGCCAGTTTCCTTATTAAGTTCCGCATAGCAGTTTACCAACTTTGCATCAGTATTGGTGGTTGACCCCCTGTTTTCAGGAGACAAGATCAAGGGTAACCTAACTGGCTTACTCTGAACAGTCACCTAAATTTACTCCTATTTTGGTAGAACCTAGCATCCATACCAAAGTAAGTTGGTGCATCTTCTACGTCCCAATTTTCTAAAGCCTTCCTATAAGCATCAGCCTTCTGCGCGCACCTAGCAATAACAGACATAGGTTGACCTGTGGAAATATCATCAGCCAAGCCCCAGCGGAGTGCAATACGCCATTCCTGTGGGAATGAGGTTTGGTCTGTTAGTAATACTGGGTTAGCTGCCTGCACCTGCACCAAAAAGGTTGCAGTATTTTGTACCTCATTTGCATCGGGCGGAGGCCAGACATTGAGGTTAAGTTGATAGGCTTGTTTATCTACAAAGAAGCTATTAATGGTACCATTATTGCCACTAACCTGTGACAGTCTTTCCCAGTCATCCCGGCTAATGATAACAAGAGGACGGCGAATATTACTGGTTTTAAGCATAACAAAGCCAGAAAGGATCCTGCTTGGCTTTGCCATAACTACTGCACTACCTACTACTGGCCCCAACACATACTGGGTTTGGCCTACAACGAGGGGGACCGAAATCTCTTCCTGAAAAAAGAGCTTCAAACCCTGGGTTTGCCACAAATTAACGAGGTCAGTTAACCGCCGGAGATTTACAGATAACTGCTCACTATTGGGTCGATCCCCCTCTTGTAGGAACCCAGCATCTACCATGGCATCTTGAATGATACCATAGGCATTGTTGGATACGGAGGTAGCCATTAGAGAGGTGCCTCCACGCCCTGCTTAACACACTCCACAATTACTGCAAAAGTGTAGAGGGTTGCAGAAGTACAGGCAGCAGCACCGCTGGTGGCAAACAAGATATTTCCTGTCCACCCAGGCGGGGCATTGTTTGTTAAGCCACCAAAGTTCCAGAAATCCCCCGAGTCTCCAGAATCCATTCCCCAGAACAACTCAGGAGTAGTTGCATCCCAAAGAAGTTGTACATCAAGGGGAGAACCATTAGGCAAGGAATATTTAACCCGATCCACCCTGATTGCCTTACAGGGCGGATTAAGGTTAGCCACATTAATCAGCATTGTATTGGCAATATCTGTACCACCAGTAGTGGCTACACCCTGGATTTCACCAGTTACCCTAACAACGTAATTTCGATACCCATCCCGTAGGACTTGGGTATTATAGGAGTTAGCCATGTTACCGCTCCTGTGCTCCAAGGATAAAGTCACTTACCGCAGTTTGGGCCACAGCAGTGCTGGCCTCAACACCCAAAGCTACACCAAGAGCAGCAGTAGGCATAGCACCAGTAAGGTTAGCAGCAAGGATACCGGCAGTTGGGCCAAGCACGGAAGTATTTTGGTTGTTCTGGATACCAACCATACCACTGCCTGCAAATGCCCAAATATTGCCCAGGCGATCTACAAGGATACCAAGATCAAAATCGGTGTTGATTGTAGGAGTAAAGGGGATGGTTACAGAACCTCTAGCTGTACCAGATGCCCTAACACTAAGAGTCCAGACATTGCCACCAGATGCCTTACTGATATAAATACCGTCCGTTGGTGAAAACGGCGTTGCACCAGCATTTAGGAAGCCAAAAATCACAGAAGAGGCAGTAACATCACCAAGGCTGATACGCGTAAGGGCAACCAGTTTCTTAGGAGTTGAAACAAGGAAGTTGGCTGCCGTCTGAATGCTGGCAAAATCCAACGCCACGGCACCACTCGTAAAAAGGATTCGGCCGCCAATACCCTTAGTCGTAGTAGTTGCAACACTACCACCAGCAGCGGTCACAACATAGTTACCAGCAGTATAGGGAAGAAAGTCATCCTCCCAAACTGCATAAAAGAATGGGTTAGGAAAACCACACTGACCCAAAGGTTGGAAGGCAAAGTCTTGCGTAAAGCCAGCAGTATAACGAACAGGGTTACCCATTTTAGTCTCCAATGTAACGTCCAAGAAGGACGCCACACTCACTATGAGGTGGCGTTACAATGTACCAGTGTAACAAATTGTTATGCTGCCTTATTTCTTCTTACTACTAACTGAGTGTACCTTGCTAGGACGCCGGAAAATAAACTTCTTTTCACCAGGATGCCGACTGGCCTTTGAAGGCCGAATCTTATCCATTACCACCCCATGGTGTTTAACTGTGCCAACCTTAACACCAGTGAAATGCCCAGAACGATACTTACCAGCAACTTTCTTAACCATTTCTACTTACCTCCACGTTTACCGTGGTAGTGTGCTTGGCCAGGAGCTGCACCCTTGCGACGGGCAATAGCCCCAATGACTGCACCCGGTACACCTCTAGCTTTCAACTGGGCTGCACGACCGCCATGACCCAACTTGTTACTTTTACCATGGAAGCTACCAGTATGCTTGGTAGCCCCCTTTTTCTTAGCAACCATTTCACTTCTCCTTACGGGCCATTAGAACCGTAGATACCACGAGGATCAGTGCAGCCCATACTGAAACGCATATAGGTAGCTGCCTTGGCATTCTTGGTATCGAAGTCATTATCCTGAGAAAACTCAGGGCGACTGCGCCAGAAGAACGTCATGCCATTTGGAATGTTCGTCCGAACAAACCATGCGTTAGGCTGAGTGAAGAAGTGGTTCATCTTAATGCCACCAGGGAAGGCATTGGTAGCCTTCAACACGTTGACATTATTGTTAGCCGTATCACTTTGGAGAACTGACTTAAGAATACGGTTAGCATTATACCACTCATTCGTGGAAATGTGCAAAGAAGTTGCCATTGCACTAATGCGGAGGCCCTTGTCGTTGGTCATTTGCATGATCTGGATATTAATATCTTCCAGAGCTGCCTCTGACAAATCGGCATCAGGACTCAAACGGTTAGACATGGTGCTACCACTAGCATTAACGTGGGCCGTTGAAATCAGCGGCTGACCGTCAGGCATAGCAAAGTAGCTAGAACTGAAGGCATTGTTCCAAAGGAACGCACCAACAGTCTCTACCGTTTGATTGGTACTAAAGGCATTGGCCTTAGCACGCCGGGTTGCAACCTCTTTGTACTGGTTATCATCCAGCTCTTCTTTGGTTACAATAAACCCAAGTGCATAGGCAATGTGGCTGTAGGTGGTGATCCAGCCCTGTTCCTCAGAATCATACTGGATAGGAGCACCCTGTCCTTTCACAGGACTCAACCCAAAGCCAGTAATCTGAACATCCTGTTCATATGCCTTAGTACTATCTTCCATCGAATAGAGGTCAGTATATTCGGTGGGGTGAGCATCATACACCTGACCCCAGCAGGTACGAACACCCGGCCACAACAGTTTCGGGTGGGTACCAGTATTAATTACGCCGGCCATTTTTCATCTCCTCACTTAAACGCCAGTGGTGCCGGCGGACAGTTCGTGGTTATTAATCTTTACAAGCCACTTTGCATACTGCCCAAAGGCATTATCAATGCGGCGAGAAAGTCCGAGAAGCTTAACGTTGAGGGTGGAGGTAGTGGCAGTGCCAACATTGTTAAGCAACCAACCACTCTGATACCCATTGTTGGCACCTGCAATAAGGTTAGCATTCAACCCTACAGAGGTGGCAGAAAGTGCAGTACCAGTACCGATTTCCTGAACCTCAAAAATAATATTCGGATCGTCGGCAACAATGGCATACCAATCAGTGGATTGTGCAGCAGCTGGCCGGGTGGTTGAGTTTAGGTTGTTAGGATTAAAAATTCCACCTTCACTCGTACCCAAACCCAGAATTACCCCACGAAGGGCAGAACCGGCAACACCAATAGTTACACCAGGAACGCCATTTGCATCAGCAGAACCAGAACTGGCAACGGGATCACCAATGGCATAACCATTAGTATCCGCAGCAGCAATCTGGTAAATATTACCCTGTCCGTTGAAGTCCCCAGTAATCAAATGCTTAACGGGGGACAAGCCGGAGGGACGATTTGCATTCGCCATTTTAAAACTCCTCAGGTCTTACGTTTGTGGAAAAGGGAGTTTTCACTTCCCTTCTTGAGATACCGTTTAGTGGCATCATCTGCCGTTTCACCACTTTCTTTAGTACCTACCTTTCCACCCCTAAGGGTTTCGGCAATCTTATCTACATCTTTCTCAAGGAGCTTCTGGGAATATTCATAGAACTCCTCAGGGCACTCCATCAAATACAATCGGGTGGGTTGACTTTCACCACCCTCACCACTTGTAACACTAATCCTAGTTCCAAGATCAGTGCTGCCGCTAGCTTTACTATCACCAGCAAGGTCAAAGTTATTTGTATCAACCTCGGCTGGGTCAACAAATCGGTAACCAGCTTGCTGAGCCCTCTGTAGCCTCTGTGGTGTACCTCTAAACCAATGTCTATGATACCCTTTCTTCTCTGGTACTTCCAGCCTCAGCATAGCACTGGACATTGGTTTGTACCCTTTCGGGAGTGTAAGGGGTTTGCTAGCTGGATTTTCTTTGGATTGGAAAGTCATTTAATTAACCCTCACTCTCAAAAATGGTTGCATAATGATCTTCCCACTCCTTAACTGTTTTAAACATTTTGCCAGGGCCAACAAACCTATTGTTGTCGTCGTGGCAAATATCTTTTGCTTCCTTTGGGAGGCGATCAAAAAGCCTGCCACCCCTAGAAGCTCCGCTATTACTACCTGCACCCTCTACCTTACTTACCCTACGACCCTTACCTTCACGCTCTTCCAGGATTCCCACAGCCTTCTCAAAGAAGGCTTTACCCTGTGTAGTATCCCCATCATCACGAAGGTCATAGGCAATGCGTACAATCTTCCTAGTACGCTTCATGTCCTCCGGACTTTTGGCGTTTTCAAACCACGGGTTTTCCGACTTCCACTCAATGAACTCAGGAGAAAGCTCAGGTTCCCCGGTTTCGACTGGCTTTTTTGCCCCTTCAACTTCTTTGGTTTCAACCGGTTTGGCATTGAATTCCTGTAGCTTTTCAAGGATTTCAACCTCAGAATCTACATCTCCAAGGAGTTTTGCATCCTTGAGTTGCTGTAACAGGTCAGACTTAGCCTGCTTAAGTTCCTTCTCCTGAGTCTCCTCGTAATGCTTCCGGAGTACCTTTACGGCTTTATCGGAAGCCTCCACACTAGCGCGCAGTTTAGCAAGTTCCTGATCTCTTGTCAATAGCTCACTTCGGAGTTTACTGGTATTTGCTTTAAGAATGGGAAGAATGTGTTCTCCACGTTCTACAAATTCCTTTGCATCTACCCACTTGGTAGGATCGCCCTTGAATTCTTCCTGAGGACGCCAACCCATTTCACCGGCTTCGGTTTCATAATTACGCTCGCCTTCGGTGGTGGTACCTTCATTTTCTAACCCCTTATTTTCAATAGCCATATCTTACTCCTCAATGCCTGCAAAAATATCTCGATCGTTTACAAACCTATACTGCTGTTTATCCTTCACACCTACTGCCATATACCCAGCATAGGCACTAATTAGTACCTTTTCACCAGGATATGCACGAGGCAGCTTTTCCTCTTCCCATGCCGATGGCCCAACCTCTACGACAATAGCCCTTTGTTCAACAACCTGCATGTTGGTTTGAACAAAGTCAGGGATTACAATAGCTCCCTTTTCCTGTTCTGGTTGGTACGGTTTAACTAGAACTGCTCGGCCCTTGGGGTGAAGGCCACTTTTGTTCTCCATTATCTTCTAACTCCTCACTTGTAAGGTTAAGAAACTCGTCTAACATATTACAGTATGCCGTTGCACTGGCATTCTTAATCAACATCCCTATACTTGAATCATCTGTGAAGGTTCCCTGCGCCCACTGTTCCTTCAGGGACTCCCGGCGTTGCCCCGCCCACACCCGAACTTTCAGGGTAACCGGGTTCCTGAGCCATTCCTTGAATAGTTCCTGCTCCGGGGTTAAGTCCTGCTGCAACTGATTGGTCATTCTGCAACTCTCCTACTTGGCTAGTGATACCTTCGTTTACAGTTTTAATGGCGTCGATGGTAGTTTGGAAGGCTTTAATTTGGTTACCAACATCAATACCACCAGCTTGCTTTTGTGCAAGGGCAGCTTGGGCATAAAGGTTGATGATTTTGGCTTCGTTAAGGCGACGTTGTTCGAGGAGGCTAGAGATATATTGGAGTTTCTTAAATTGTAGGTTTTGAAGTTGTACCTGTGCCTTCATTGTTTCAACTTGGATTCTTTCCGGTGGTGCAAGAGGTTGCATCTTGGCGCGACCAAGGAAGATTTGGCCGATGTTAGGAATCTTAGCAGCTCTCAAAGCGTTCTTAAAGGTTTCATCTTGGTTAAACAATGGGTTGCCTCTAGCAAGTCCCAAAACAAATTGGGCCTGCATGAACCTCTGCTGGTCAGACATAATATTAGGATCAGCAGCAGGACAAATTGCACTAGGATCACCAAGGTAATCACCCTTTGAAATTGCCCCAGTGGTCCCTGCAAACAATATATCTTTATCAGGGAGGTATAGGGCATTCAGTTCATACCACTTTTGGAATTCCTTTTTTACAGAAAGCCAAATACGCTTAAAAATGGCAGCGTAGACTTTCTGGCCCTGTTCTACCATTGTCTGGCTAGTCTGAGCTGGCGTATTCTGACCCGGATTCTGCCCAACATTAATATCCACAGCACCGCTGATACGCTGGGTATAGTCAATGAGGACGTTTAGGAGATTAAAAATAACACTACTCGGCTCTTTTGTAGGAAGGGGAACAAGACTTTTCCTAAGATCATCTCCACCACTATCAACTCGGTTCCAGGCAAAAGGACTGAATTGATAAACACCACCTCTAATCTTTGCACCTCGACCTAGGAAACCTCCAGCTGTGTTAGCCATCGTACCAGCATCAAAAAGTTGGTTAATGGCGGTATTCACAGATTCATTAAGGGGACCTAGCAAGACACCAAATCCAATATCCATAACACTGCCATCTGGATTCGGTATGAAGGGGATCTTACTAAAATATTCATATTCCTTAATGCAAATAATCTTATTGTGGAGGCCATACTCCACATCACTAGGCCGATCCCAACGGGCTACAATCCTAAGGATACACTTGCTAGTTTCCTCGAAAGTTACAATGTAAGGTTCTGAATACCCATCATTATCCAAATCAAGGTAGCAATGCTGCTCCAACATTATAAAGGGAGTTCTACCGTCTGGTTGTGAGGGTGTGAGGCCAGATCGGTTGTCCTCCGCAGCTGCCGCCTCGCCGCCCTGCTCCGCGTGCGGCGTCGGCGCGTCCCCGAGAAACCAGGCTTCGCCGCTAACGTCTCGGAATAGCCCCCGAGAGATTCTACTGATGATTTGGTTGTGCGTCATGGGGATTCTGTGGGTCTTAGTAAACCCTTCCCCATTCTTTGTGGCCCAATAGTTGATGATTAGGTCTGTCGGAAGTACCAGCTCACTTACGTTGTGCTGGAGAGAACCATCATAGTAGGTTTTCTTCCAAGCATGACCAAGGATCGGCACAGCCAATAGGGCGCGGTCCATATCCTCTTCCCAGCAGCAATCCTGCTCAAGGATCTGCCAGTTCATGTGGGTCTTGACTCGCTCTGCCCTTTGCGTTTTAATCCCATCTGGGTCATCACCAATAACACGGAACTGCACAATGTCTGGGGCAGTTACCAGCGCAGGATAAGCTCGGCTGTGGAATTGCAGAGCTGCAATAGTTACCAGGGGAAAGGCAATATTACTACAGCCAGGCCAGGGGAAGTTCTTTTCCTCCTGTACCTGCAATGCAAGGTTTAGGGCTGCCTGATGCCTAGCCATCCACTTCTCCCTACTCTGAACGTCATGCAGGTAATCAGAGTTGCACTTTTCGGAGATGGCTAACAAATCCTCATCCGTGAACTTTTGGGTAAGATTTGGGAGGCTTTCAATACCTCGAAAGAGCTTAATGGGTTTTTGGAGATTCAACATGTTAGCCTCTTATTTATCTGGTAACGTAACAAATTGTTACACTACCTTAGTAACCTGTTACCATGCTACGCCCACCGGCACCCTCTGCACTTCCCTGGTGGTGAAAGTATTCCCTCTCTTCCAACTCAACTGGATCAGGTTCCTCAAAATCTTCCTCTTCAAGGGAGGCCAACTTATCTAAACCAATGCAGAGGGTAGCAGAGCTGTCAAACTGATCGTCAAGTCTAGCCTGGGCAATCCCAGTAAACCTCAAACATTCATCTTTGTAGCCAGGAAACCATTCAGCCTCAGTATCAAATCTAACACTGTGTGCTTTCATCCTCTTCTGGAATGATCTACCCCTAACACCCTTATCCTTCACAGGGTTGAGCACTTCAATGTTTAGAAAGATGTCTCCATCTCCCACAATTTCCCTTACAGCCCCAGACCTCTCACCATCCAGCATTTCCTGAAAGATCATTGGTTGAATACTGTTCCAAATAACACCACCTTCAACAAACCACAACTGAGGTTGGTACTCCTTTTCAATAAGGAGCATCTGGCAAATCCACTCCAATGTATCCCATCGCCCAACTCTATTACTTACGATGTTGAGGAAGGGGGAAAGATTACGTCCGCCAATTGTGAAAGAGGTTCTATTAGCTTTATCCTTCTTAGATACGGCAAAGTCGCAGCCCACATAGTAAAGCATCTCCTCCTCAAACTGCTCCGCTTCCATCGGTAGGAATTGATCGCTCTCTAGGTAAGCATCCTTCCTATCCAGTGGATCATTCAGCAATTCTTGGGAGTAACCATCTGGGTCATGGTCATCCTCAAATTCTTTTTGTTTAAGCCTTAAATCTTTTTCCGACCATCTCTGTGGCCAAAGAATGCTGGAAAAATCATTATAGGATTCATGAGCCTTATAGAATAGCCCCTTCCAAGCTGAGTTCTTCGTCAGGCGCATTAGCAAACTATCCTCATGAAGAATAGTCCCATGTACTCTAATTTTACCCGTCTTAGAAAGTGCCTGCTTAGCAGCTCGGAAAAACCAACGTCTAAACTTAGCCCGCCGGTCCCTATTCTCCACCTGTTCATCATCCTCCATATCATCACAAACAATAAGGTTAGGCCGTTTCCCGTTCCACATAGTACCACGAATCTTCTGCTCAGCACCTCTTGCGATAATACGGAATCTATACCCATCCTTGCATCCAACTACAATCTCCGTTTTTTGGTCAGTTTCAAATTCCTTTATATCAAACTCCCTTTGCAAATCCTCATTAGTGTGCAGCTCCTCACTTATGTTCACAAGGTGTTCTTGTGCCTTATCCTCTGTGCTGGAAATAATGATAACATAATCACTATCCCTAAAGAGCACCTCCGCCATCACATAATCGTAGGTAAAGGCAGTAGACTTGGCATGGTCGCGCGGTGCAACACAGTAACAGCTAGGAGAATCACTTGCATACATAGCCCAGACCTCTCTATGGAAGTCCGGTGTAGGCATAGGGTTATCATAGCGTGTGGAAAGGAACACGCCTGCAAAGTTTTCTATAAGTTCTCCGCTGAGTTTCATTGGTAAAGTTGCCCACCAACCTCAAACTGCAACCGCCAGCGTTCATTCATTCCTATTTTATTTACAAAAGGATTAGCGATAAGGGAAGGAACATTATCTAAGAGGACATACTCAATCCCATATCTATCCCTCTGCTGCCGATAACATAGGTTATTGTTATTTATATACCCCATAATTACATCGCTACTGCCACTGTCTGTTTGCAATAACCTAGTATCATCAAGGCTGCAAGAAACCCTGGCATCCACGACAGGAAAGTTTGTAATAACATTACCAGGGACAGTTGGGTCCCACCAAAGGTATTTAGAAACTCCATTTGTTATAAAATTAATAACGGGGTGCATATTTTGGTCAAAAGTGAAACGCATCCATGATATATAAGGTGCTGTTACTTGGGCAATCCAGGGTTGTGTGGCACTGCTTAGGTAAACAGCAGTATTGGCATCGGTTCCTTGCACCTCACCATACCACGTCTGAACCTGTAAACCTTGTGAGGCATCTGATAAACCTATACCACCTAGGCATTCATCAGTTAGGAAAGTAGCAACTTGGTCCTTCGGTGGAATATATAGATTCCACTCAGGTGGTTGCACAAGTGTCTTACCTGGAATCATTAATAACGTGCCCAGCTGGCGGAATAGTTAACAGTTAGTTTTTGGTATGTTTGGTAAGGAATAGCTGGGCTGACTGAAAATTGCCAAAGTCCAAAGCCAGTTGCAAAACCAATAACTGTTATATTTGTTGTAGGATTTACATTGGCATTATTAGAACCTGTCCATTGAAGGGTATAGGACCCTGGTGTATAGGTACCTACACGGGAAAAACCATTTCCAGTATTCCTAGAAATCCAACCAGACCCAGTCCAAGTGGGGGTGCTTGTAACAGGTACAATTGTTCCGATACCAACGTAGAAAATCATTGGGTATTGGTTAGTTGGGGTAGCATTTGATCTGCCAATATCTACTTCATAAGAATAGTTAGGTACAGTTGTTACAGCTGCCATCCTATAGGTACCAGAATAAGCAACGCTATTAATGGTAATATTATAGGTATGATCCGTTAGATCAAGGTACATCCTAAGTTCATAGGTTACAATAAGGG